TTTGCACACGCCATCATAGCTCCTGCTAAAAGTATACTATCTTCAGGATTTTTGGAAGTATTTTTTGCAATAAGCATGAGCTTATCAAAATAATCAGCTAGTTTTTCTTCTGCGTTTGCCATTTTTAGATATACCTGCCTCGTTTAATGCAATAGCTATTGCTTGCTTTCTAGATTTAACCTTTTTTTTCGAGCTGCCAATGTTTAATTTACCTTTTTTAAACTCTCGCATTACTTTTGCGACTTTTTTTTCTCTTTTTTTCACTAATTTTGTTTATTAAGATTAACATTTGCACGTAATTGGGCAATATCTTCTTGCGACTCTATTTTTTCTTTAGTTAGTTTTTCATTTTGCTCTAATTTTGCTGCGTCCATCTCTAAATTTGCTTGGTCTAACTGTGATTTTCTTTGTAAATCAGCAGCACGAAGCTGTATTTCTTGTTGTTTTAAAGAAATTAGTGGGTCTTCACCTTGAGATGACAGCATTTCTTGTTCTTCTTCAATCATTTTTTCTGTCATTTCAGTTATTGTTTCTGCTACTTTAGATTCTAACAACTCTTGTAGTTTAATTTGCTCTTCTTGAGGAACTTGACCACCATATTGCTGTGCAACTTTTTGTAAATCCTCTTTCATTTCTTGCTCTACTTCTTCTCTGGCTTGAATTGATACGTGTTCCATAATGTGTGACTCAAGCAAGGTCATAGTTCGTAAATTATTTTTTACTAGTATGCTTGAAAAGAAAGCTCTGTGTGAATCAATGTGAGCCATATGGTTTTGATTTC